ACCCTGGTGATGTGATTAAGCAACTTATCCGTACTGCTCTCGTAGCAGAAGACGGGCACCGATTTATTGTAGCCGACTTTAGTGCTATTGAAGCCCGTGTTATAGCTTGGCTTGCTCACGAGAAGTGGCGCCAGGATGTATTTGCGCAAGGTGGCGACATCTACTGTGCATCCGCATCCAGTATGTTCCACGTACCAGTTGAGAAGCACGGCGTTAATGGTCACCTTCGCCAAAAAGGTAAGGTAGCAGAACTAGCGCTCGGGTATGGTGGCGGTGTAGGAGCCATGAAAGCGATGGATTCAAAAGGTGAAATTCCTGAGAAGGAGCTCCCCGGTATCATCGAAGCTTGGCGACAAGCTAGCCCACGAATTACGAAATTTTGGAAAGATGCAGACAGCGCAGCAAAGCAAGTAGTGAGAACAGGAGAACCCGTACGAATTAGACAAGGCAATATTAAATTCTTTAAATCGAAAGGCTTCCTGTTCATTGAATTACCGTCCGGTCGTAGACTTGCCTATGCAAGACCAAGACTTGGACTTAACCGGTTCGGTAGTGAATCGATTGAGTATGATGGTATGGATCAGGTTAAGAATACATGGGGCAGAGTTGAAACCTACGGCGGAAAGCTCGTCGAAAACATTGTACAGGCAGTAGCAAGAGACTGCTTAGCCGCATCAATGTTACGGCTTTCTAAAGCAGGTTACAAAATTGTAGCCCATATCCACGACGAAGTGGTTATCGAAGCGCCTATAGGCGTAGGCAGTTTAGAAGAAGTAATAGATATTATGTGTGAACCTGAGCCCTGGAATGAGGGACTCATATTAAACGCAGCAGGGTTTGAGAACCCTTACTACATGAAGGATTAGGAGGACAATTCTTATGAAACTCTCAAAACAACAAATTCAACAACAACGCGAAGCAATCGACGGCTTATATGAACTCGTAAAAGAGGCACCAGCTAGTGAACGTAAAGACACGGCTATGGCATACTGCGAAGGATGTATTGCTGCTTGCGACCTCGCGCTTAAGATATTAAACGGCAAGAAAGTAGAAGCTCCTAAGGCTGAAGAGCCTGTAGTTGAAGCTACTCCGGCAGTAGTAGAAGAGAAACCTGAAGAAAAGCCTAAGCGTAAACGTACTACTAAAAAGAAAGAAGTAGAAGCTCCAGTAGTTGAGGAAACTCCTGAAGAAGATGATTTAGACGATTTGTTATAAGAGAAAGGATAGCGCCTTATGAAGGTCTTATTCAATCTACAAGTACAAAGGCTGTACGACCTGGTACGGCGCAATCAAGTATCGCCTTTTAACCCTGCAAGTTATTACCATGTACCTTGCGAACACTCCTTCGCTAATCTTTGGCCAATGGAATCCAATGGGTTCGGGATAGTGCCTTGCCGGGAATCAGATGAGTTCTATTGCCCAAAATGCGGTGAGCGGATCAACGCTAAAGGATTTACTGCAGAAGTTGGGTATAGCGCCACAGTTCCTCTCTCCCTAGACTTATCAATTATAGATAGGGGCGATAAACTGGACGTGCAATTTGAGTACGACACGGTATACGCCGACGGAGATAATGGGATGATTTACAAAGGCTATAAATCTCATGTCATTGATGTAGTACGGTTTGATTTCAAGCAAAGAAAAACATTTACCATACTCAAGAAACGCTCACGCAGCGACGTCGTTGAAGAAGCGACAGTATCTCCGTCGGGCTTTAGCAATTCCCTTTCATCGTTAGTTTGGTTCGTAGCCACTCCTGACTGCAGACTACATAACTACCGGGATGAGTTAAAATGTTTCGCTAAGGTGCTAAAAGAAGTGTTCTTCGAGAAGCTATCAAAGGTCGTAGGCTATAAAGTCAAATCCATTAGACAAGGTGTACAGGTATCTAACAAGTACGGGGCTTTAGATAACTTACTTCATAACTTAGTATGGAAACTAAAAGCTCCGGATGCCCCGGCTATCAATGATAGTCTTAAACGAGACTATGATGACTTCTATAATCGGAAATTCCCTAACGAGACACTTGGTATGGGTAACGTATTAGAGTTAACGATAAAAGGTGATTCCTTTGTAAAGGCCTTAATCAAGGCTCATAACTTACCCGATGCTCGATGGGTTCGTCGGTTACTCCACGATAGACCGTTCTTCTATGCGAAGATCATCAAAGTTATGGCTACGTTATTTAAGAACAAGGACTATCAAAAAGCTATGGTCGATGTCGTTAAAGATAACGCTGATAATACAAGTTATATTCAGTCTTGGCCGTTATGGAGTGATGACCGCGATTTATCGGTTATTCGTAAATTTGTTAATATCCTTAGTCATCAATACGGTGAGCGACAGGCGTTCTTATTTATTAGAAATGCGCCTTCCTATCACGATATCAGAGATACAGCTAGTATGTATTTTGAGTTATCGAGAAGTCGCCGTAAAGAGGTTTGGAGCAGTCGCATCCAAGTGCGTAACCTACATGACACCATCTCGAGAATGCAAAAGTTCGACAAAGTGGAAGACGAAATTGTTCAGCAGCGTAAAGCACATCGAGTGCTAGCTGATATGGTTAACGGTTACCGCTTCATGGCAATCGGTTCTACTCACGGCATCATTGACATGGGTATTCAGCTTAATAACTGTGTAAGCTCCTATATCAAAAATGTGAAAGCTGAAACGTGTGCTATCGTAGGTGTCTATAAATGTAACGAGCCTGTAGCGTGTATCGAGGTTAATCCGAAAGGTGATGCGGACGACTTTGTAGAGATACACCAGGCTAAACTTAAAAACAATCGTGGCGTGTATGAAGACCACGATATTAATGGAGCTGTAACGCAGTGGGTAACATCTCACGGCTTATGTGTTCCGGCGTATGTACGAGATATCCAGTTTGCGAAGGGAGGAGCGATGTAATATGGATACTAATATCATCATAGCTACGGGCAGAAGTCGCTCCGCCCGTAGCTGGAAGTCTCAGAAAATGACTTGGAGTGCGTTGGCCAATAAATTGGCTGAACCTACTGTAACGAATGAAACGGCTGCTGAATATGCCAAGATGTCTAAAGCTGATCAAGGACGAAAGAAAGACGTCGGCGGTTTTGTAGGTGGCTATATCCCCGGTAATGGTAGACGGATTAGAGGGGCTGTTAAAGAGAGATACTTAATCACTCTTGATGCGGATAACCCTGGCGAAGATTTCATCGTAGACCTAGATATGGAATTAGGCGGTATGGAATATGTACTTTATAGTACACACAGCCACACAGCTGACAATCCGCGCTATCGGGTTATTATCCCTGTCGATAGACCGATGACACCGGATGAGTATCAAGCAGTCTCGAGACGGATTGCTGATAACATCGGCATTGAGTTCTTTGACCCATCCACGCACCAGGCTGAACGGCTTATGTATTGGCCAAGCCATCCTAAGGATGTGGAGTACGTTTACCAGCACAGCGAAGGCGCACTCGTTTCAGTAGATACCTATTTGAGTACCTATAGAGACTGGCGTGATACGAGCCTTTGGCCAACATCGGAGAAGGAATCACAAATTCGCCTTGATGCGGCTAAGAAGCAAGGTAACCCATTAGAGAAAAAGGGCCTTATCGGTGCCTTTTGTAGATGCTACAGTATCACGGAAGCTATCCATAAGTTTCTCCCTGAAGTCTATGAACCTACAGTAGTTGAGGACCGGTACACCTATGTAGCCGGTAGCTCGGTAGGTGGTTTAGTAATTTACGATAATGATACTTTTGCTTACTCCAACCATGCAACTGACCCAATCAGCGGTAAGCTCGTTAATGCATTTGACCTTGTACGGATTCACTTATTCGGAGATAAGGACCCAGCAGATGAGACCAGCGTCACCAAACTTCCGAGCTACAAAGACATGATAGACTTCGTCAACGAAGACGGCGCAGCACCAATTCTGCTCGATAAGGAACGTATGGCGGATATGGAGTTTGAGGATATCACAGACGATGACGAGGACTTTTTATCGAAGCTTAAGCGTGATAAAAATGGTACCCCTGAATCTGACGTGTACAACTGCCTTGTAGTTCTTAAACAAGACCCTACACTTAAAGGTAAAATCCGACTTGACGAATTCGCGCACCGCTTAGTCGTGATTGACGATTTACCGTGGCGTGGTAAGGATGAAACTCCTTACTGGACGGATACTGACGATGCGTGCCTACGTAACTACTTCGCTACGAAATACCTCATCAAAGGTAAAGGCATCATCGATGATGCGCTCCAGGAAGTAACGCAAGATAATAAATTCCATCCGGTACGCCAGTACTTAACTGGTTTAACTTGGGACGGTAAATGTAGAGTCGATACTCTATTTATCGATTACATCGGTGCTGAGGATACCGAGTATATCCGAGCGGTTACCCGTAAATGGATGTGCGGTGCGGTAGCTCGTGTTATGGATCCTGGTGTTAAGTTCGATACGGCGATTGTGTTGTATGGTTCTCAAGGTCTTGGTAAATCCTTAATCCTAGAACGCTTAGGGCGTAAATGGTTTAATAACTCCTTAGTTGATATCAAGACTAAAGATGCCCTAGAACAAATTCAAGGGTCTTGGATAGTCGAACTTGCCGAACTGGCACCTACCTACAAGAACGATAATGAAATCGTTAAAGCCTTTATCAGTCGTACCTCTGACCGGTTCCGTTCTCCATATGGACGACGCACCGAAGAGTACCCTCGCCAGTGTGTGTTCGCTGGTTCCACTAATAATCTTATGTTCCTTAAAGACCGTACCGGTAACCGCCGATTTTGGCCAATTACTGGCGATAAGGACCGGAAGACAAAGAACTCCTGGGACTTGTCAAAAGATGAAATTGACCAATTATGGGCGGAAGCGTTCGTGTATTGGTCTGAAGGTGAGCCATTGGTTCTTGAAGGAGCACTTGAAGAAGAAGCCCTTCGAATTCAATTATCCCACACAGAAGGCGGTGAACTCGTAGGTCTTATTGAAGAGTACCTCGAAATGGAACTGCCTAAAGATTGGGAGTCTAAAGACATCTACGATCGCAGGGAGTATATCCGGAATTATGGCGACGACGATTATTGTGGTTCAGTGCAGCGGGAACGAGTGTGTGCGCTTGAGATATGGTGTGAAGTGATGGAGGGCGACAGGAAGAACCTGCAGAACGCAAAAGCAAGGGAAATCATTGACATTTTGCAATCTATTAAAGGGTGGAGCCCTTATTCAAAGAGCGTTGGGAAGATGCGATTCGGGAAAATGTACGGCGTGCAAAGAGCGTTTATTAGGGATGCGAGCACTCTCCAAAGTAAGGCTAAAATGATATCTAAAAATCGTAAATAGCCGTGTTGCCGATTTTTGTTGCCGATTAGGTGTTTTTCTAATATCGAAAATTGTCGAAATCATTTTTATTCATCTCTGTACATCGATGCTT